CTCGGCTCAACGCCCGCACTGCGCCGTTACGACTGACAAACCTAGCTTCGTGCTGTCATCTCGGTTGAAGGACCCGGACCAGCACCTCGCGGAGGGAAACTGCCACGTACGAACGATGCGCATCGCGCCCAAGAAGTCCTTATGGACGGAAGGGAGGTGCAACCGTGCCGGTCGGTGTCTGCTATCCGAACACCCTGGAGGACCGCCACCCCGAGAAACCGCCGCCTACGTAGACGATGGGACAAAGCTCTTACTGTACTTGAGTACTTTGCATGCGAACAGTCTGTTGACCAGTAGCTGCATTCAACCTCGAACGGCATTAGAATAACCTGATATCACTAGGGGGATCGGTCGAAGGAACGCCCCAGGAGTTATTAAGATAGCGGCCCGTGCCGCTCACCAAAAACGTCGAAAATAAACTCTTCTACCCCCACGACGACTGGCGAGTATACGCAAACCTTGTGCACTGAGGTACAGTGTGGAGTTTCTGGCACTCTAAGCCAGGTGGTTTCAGGATACGCGGCGCCTGTTGGTGCCAGCGTCGAGAGCGGTCTTCAGCCCATGGCTGTATCTAACCGTCCGCTTCTCGCCGCAGCGACTCCCCTACCGAACCCTTCCGGCCCGACGTGTGTCGGCGGAGTGCCTTCGGGCACCTTTGTGGGTGGTCTCTCGTACGCCGACGCACTCGTCAGCGGAAAGGAGGCCCTTATAGCGCTCGGTGAGCGCACTGCTTACACTGCTCGGGGGACAGTGGAGGCGGATACCGGCGTTTACGCCGAGGCGGAAGGCAAGGAAGCCGTGAGCGAGCGTCGCACCACGGTCCGCAGCACGGGCGTGGGCATTTCGCCCGCCAGTGCGCCTTTCGGGGCATGCGGGCATCGCACGGAAGAGAAGTTCCGGCGGTGCACACGGTGCGCCAAGGCAGCGGTCGGCACAGTCGGCAGGTATGGCGAGTGTGAGCACGAGAAGCTCACCGCATAGATGCAGTGCACCGTCTGCAACCCGACGGGTGCGGAGGCCGAGTCTGTCTCAGCCATGCCGCACGTCGTCACGGTGGACACGCTGCCTGACGCCAATTCGGCGGACCGCAGCAAGGTGTATGCCATCAGGTCCCT